TGATCGACCGAGTGTCGCGAATGAATGAATTCCAGAACACGCTCAAGTTGGTCCAAGACCAACAATTGATGAACATGAAGCAGCAGGAATTTGCGCTGAATCAACAATACAAGAATCTCCAAATGGGACAAATCGGTGCTGCACCTGCTGCTGCACCTGTAGCTCCTGCCGGGAACGCTGGCTTTTATGAGCAATAATCTTTGAGGATAAATTATGAATCTGGTAGAAATACTCAACACGAACATTCCTGAGGCTGGTCCTCAAGCGCGGCAGTCTATCATGAATGCCCAGCAGAGACTTGAAATGCTTCGGATTAAAAACCCCCAAGAGGCAGATCTATTTTCTCAGCAACTTGCCGGAGCTATCTCCAGACGGGAAGACCCAAGCTCAATCCTCGAAGGGATTGGAAAGTCTTATGGCGTATCGATTGGCAAGCCATCTGTAAGTCAAGAGCAAGCCACGGTTGAGGACCCCAGAAAGAAAGACGCTCTCACGGCGGCATCGATTGCAGAAATCAACGCATTGGTCGAAAGGTCATCAAAGAGCGGAAACCAATTTGATCCTGCACTTGCTGAGTCGATTGTCACATTGGCAAAGTATGACCCCGACAAAGCTAGGGACATCGCCAAATCTTCGTTCCCCATCTTAGAAGAAAAGAAGGAAGCTGAACCACCGAAGAAGTCTGTTGCAGACATTACATTTGAGCAGAATGCTTCAGCGGCGCTGAGGTTCACCAAGCAACTTACTGACGCAATTGAGAAGTATGGAACATTTGAGATGGCAGATCCAGAAGGTTCAGCCAAACTTGGTCAGTTGCCATACCAATTGGCTATTGCTTACGCAAAAACAGTAGACCCAACATCTGTGGCAAGAGAAGGCGAAGTTGACGCTGCGAAGAAGTATCTGATCCCAATCGGGATTGGCACAAGAAATGAAACTGCTTTGTCAGCAGCGAAATCATTCAAAGAAGATATCGAAGAGCGTGTCAGGAAATACAAAGAGTCAACAGGGTCTAATATATCAATAGATGGAATTGGAACTCCTCCGCCTGAAAAGAAAGAGGAAGAGAAGGCGATCGATAATGCGAATTCATTCTTTGGGAAATACAAGCAAGCCCCAGCCACTAAGTGATGTCATACAATATCCCAGAAGACGAAAGGCCGCAGGCAAATAAAAAAGCCCAAGAAGGTCTCAACATACTTGCGTCAGATGTAGACAATACACTGAACCGGGTCAGGAACCTTCAGCCGGAAACCCTTGTTGATGCATACAATAGGCCAGTGGATGAGCCAATGGCGCGGACACTTTCGCCGCTCGAGCAATACGCCTACGAACCACAACCAGTGCCTGAGCTTGGCAGTATTACTGAGCCAATGGCGAGAGAATCGATGGTTGCCCCGCAGGAGCAACCCAAGGTGTTGTCTAACTTCGTCAACCAATACGAAGCGGTTCCCCAACGTGACATGGTGAGCGTCACTCCATATGAGCAAGCTGTAGTCGATCTTCGGGACTCTGAAGTCAACTCGCTAAGGAATGATGCCGGGGAGATCTCAAGCTCATCGCTTGAAGTTTTTTCAAAGCCATTGGATGCAAACAAGATCAAGATTCTTGGTCTTGCTGACGAGAACATGAAGCCAACCAAAAAGGGCGAACTGTTCTACAACCTCACGAACATGGGCATGTTCAACGAGGACGGCACAATCACCGAAAAGGGGTTGGCCTACATGACTCCGCTCAAGGAAATGGCAGCCCCAGAGTGGATCACGCAACCCGGCAACATGGAGAAATTCGATCTCTTGTGGCAAGACGGGGTGATTCGTTCTAGTTCAACTCCCACCGAAATTCTTGGCGCTGTGACAAAGTTTGCAGGCGATGTTGTCTACGGTGCAGGCGAACTTGCACAGCAACAAGCTCTCGGTCTTGCATACAACTCAAGGACATGGGGCGGACTTTTAGGACTAGAAGACAACCGCCCTGCCGCTTTGAAAGCTCAAAGCGAAGTGTCTGAGTTGTCGGTGATGGAGAACGTGTATAAGAACGTCGTCGGGTTAATCACCATGGTCGATGTCGGATTGGCGACCGACAAGAAGTTGTTCGAGGATTACGTCGCGTCACCAATTGGTGCTGCATACGAGAAAATCACTGGGGACGAATTCCCAGAACTGCGAGCAACAGACAGATCGAATCCAAACGTCAAAGACTCAGAAGACGCGCTAGTCGCTGCTAGGCATAAGCAATGGGCAGCGAATCAGCGTCTCGCTGACATGGAAGCTGGAGAGATTGCCGAGACATTTCTTGGTATTGAAAATTCAGTCAAGCAGGCGGAATCCCTCAAGAAAAAAATCGGGAATGACGAGTTCAAGAAAATCTATGGAGGCGTCGGTGCATTCTCAAGCGTCGTGCTTGACCCGACAAACGCCGTCCCCGCTGCATTTGCTGTGAAGGCAGCGAGGTCAGCGCCGCTTGCATCCAGAGCAATGCTCAACGCCCAGAACACAATGGGCAAAGTTGCGGCAATGGAATTGGCAATTGCCCAAGGTGACGTCGCCGTCCAAGCGGCAAGAGCCAAGCTGGCAAAAGTTGAACCCACCGTTGGGTTGGCAAAAAGGATGGCAGAAAGTTTCGCCGAAAGAGCAAAGGTTCAGCCGAACCTAGTGGAAAAGTCGCAAACTGCCGCGAACATCGCTCGCAGGATATCGGACGAGGCAGACCAAATCAGATCTGCCCTTCCGACTATCACGCAGGAATTAGAAGGATTGGTCGCGAAGCGCAATAGCTTGGCAACTCGCATTCCAGAGGCATATTCTCAAAAAATATTGCAGACGATGGAAATTGGGCGGCAGGCGAGATCTTTGCCAGCAAAGGCGCTTGGTGCCACATTGGAGGGAGTTGGCGACACAATCTCGAAGGCAGACACTGCGATCACCAACTTCCTGCAAGAGCGAGGATTGGATCAAATCTACACGGCGGCAGTCGGTGCGGCAGGTGTCGTTGGGATGGCAGGCAGTCCAGTCATTGGGACGGTGGCGGCAGGTGCTGCGGCATTGAAGTCGGGCAAAGTATTGTCCAGCTACGGCAAGTTGTTTCGCTACGTGGGGAAAGAGATGGAGAACGTGCGTGGGCAGATTCCATTCTGGAAACGTGTGGCGGCGCACACAGCACCGGGATCACTGGGGCGAGGCATCGCACACACATTCAACACATTTGATCTCGGTGGCGTAACCTCTGACACTCTTCGTCGGACTGCCCGAGGTGTTGCAGCAGCATTGCCGACTGACTTCATGTTTGAATACCTCTCTGACGGTGCGGACATGCGCCCAGAGACATTGTATCAAGCGGGGGCTGAGTCTCTAGTTATTGGTGGATCATTCGCTGCGGCCGGAGGTGCATTTATGGGGACCAAGAAGCGCATGCGTGAGCTTTCGATTGGCGACGAACTGAACTTTAGGCAAAACATGACAGACCCTCGCCAAAGGGCTTTATTCCAAGTAATCCCGTCATCCACTCGTCGCGCGATTTCGACGTATGCAATTGCCAACCCGACGCTGAAATACGTCTTTAAAGATTCTGGGGCTAGCAAATATGACCCCAATACAAACACGGCAAGCATCAATGTTAACTCGACAAACCCGATCAAGGCGCTAGTTGCTCACGAGACTCTGCATCATACCATCATCAAGAATAACATGGAGGCAGCCATTGCCGCATTGTTCCTCGGTGACACCAAAACCAATTCGGCAGGCGGACTGTTCCGCTCAAAGGATGGCACATTCGATCCGAATTTCGAGGCATTCAAGACCGCTTACTACAAGCGACTCGGTGCGGAAGGAATGACAAATGCAGAACGCAATGCAATCTACCCGATTGATAAGATTGCAGTCGAATACTTCATCGAGAAGCATTCAGACCAATACGCATCGATGGCAGAAAGCGGAGCACTCGGTGCGGTCGCTTCAAGCGGGGCAGCCCGGCGGAAACTTGGTTCCATCCTCGAGACAGTCTTGCCACGGGTTCCGGTCCTCAAAGATCTGCACTTCAAGAGTGGCGGGATGATTGACGCGAACGGTTCATGGGTGACTGGCAACGGGATTCTCGATATCGGTGGTGTCCGCCGGGATCCAATCACCAGCAAGATGTTCCGAGAAATGAACCGAAGAAGCTCAGGGCTTTCCCCGGGCCAATTCGACCCATTGATGAGCGACAAGCCTGACTCGGGAGCACCAATTCTTCTAGACCCATCAAGCGGAATTGACATGGAACTTCTTCATCCGCTGATCAATGTCGATGCGAATGGCAAGCCGATCTTGCAAAATGGAAAGCCTGTGGCGTTAGATCGTGCAACAGAACTGAGTCGCGCTCTCGGTGGACTCACGGCAATCGAGGTCATGCAGAGAAAGCGGGCTGATAATTATGCTCCTGAAAAGGGTGAGGCGCACATCGACAGTGAAGGCGAATTCCAACCGGGATGGTTGTCGAATGACGTCATCACCGAGATGTTCGCGAAGAACAACTACAACTCAGAGCAGAAGCGGATCATCAGGGAGATGAATCGCCTGATCAAGAAAGGCACTGGCGAGCGGGTCGTGATGATCAACTTCGCAGCAACTGGCAGGAATAGAGCGGGCAAGGTCGTATACAAGCCACAGGAAGCAACGATTCGCGACACAGTCCCAGTTGCTGTCACGATCTCGGAAGCGGGGAATGTATTATTCGGCCTGATGTCTGTCACGAAATTGAATGAGAACATCCAGAAGCGTGCCCAAAGCAGACGAGGTAAAAAGCTATACGGTGGCAATGTTGACCTGATCTTGCAAGACACTCAGGCGATGATGAAATTCCACAAGAATGGCACCGACAGCATCGAATACTTCAAGAAATACGGGGCAGTGGAAGCGGATGAGCGAAAGAAGTTCATCAACACGATGTTCGGCCTGCTGAACAAGAAAGAGCAAGCGGTCCTGAATCCGATGCTTTTGGAGGATGACGTAAAGAGTCGCGACAACGTATATCGCACATACCGTGCAGATCGCGTGAGCAAAGCGGTTCCGATGTCCCCAGAAGAATACCCAGCGATGCCATTCAGCTACGAATCTGTGAGCCAAGTGAGGATGCCTGAGCAGGCAAGGCAGATGCCTGAGGGGAATATCCCAATCGCAAAAACAACGACAGAAGTTTTAGAGGGAACAGATTCTAAAGAATTAAAATCAACTGGTGTCGAAGTTCCAGAATCAGTGGATGCCCAGTCTGTCATTTCTAATGCAATTCAAGTAGCCAATTCTCAACCGTGGAAAAAAGGAAGAGATTTCAAACTGGATCTTCAACGCAGGGTGCTTGATGCGGCAAATCAAGCTGGAGTCGTCATCTCAGAAAGAACTCTTGAATCAATCGAATATCTCGCCCGTGTGGGGATGAAAGATGCACTGATTGCTTTGGCACAAAATCCAAATGCTATCGGATGGTATGATGAGAAAACAAAGCAGGCGCTTGGAGTCATGTCGTTGCTATTTCCAGAAATTGAAAAAAACGAAAACGCTAGATTTGCATTCACTTGGGCATTAGCTGTCACATCCAATGGGTTAAAAGTTGACAAGAACTTTGAGTTGGCAGAAAGAGTGTATCGGCAATACAGGGAAACCGGGAAAATGCCAACTGACATCAAGGCTGGTCAGGCACAAGAGGCAATCAACGAAGGGCTAGGGTTATTCAATAAACTGACCAATGAGTGGGGTATCGATAACACCAGACGATTCATGCAAACGGATTTCACAGTTAGTGAAATTTCAAAATTAAGCAAAGACTTATCACCCGGGGGAGAATTTTCAGATACTCGAGTTCGAGGATCTGCCATTCTTGGGCCGAAAATTGGCAATGGATTCTTTTCAAATTTATACGGACTATTTGACGCGCTAACAATGGACCGCTGGCTTGTGCGGACATGGGGAAGATGGACTGGCACTCTTGTCGAACTCAATCCCGAGCTAACAAAGCAAGCAACAGAAAGGCTGGAGGATGCAGTCAGGAATCTCACTCCTGAGGACAAACAGCGAATGAATGGGATGATCAAAAACGATGTGTCCAGAATGAGCATCGATGATTTATCGTTGGCGATACAAAAAGCATCAATGAAGCCAGCTTTGAGAGACTTGATGAATACGACATCAACAGGCGAAGAATTCAGAAAGTCCGGGAATGGATTAGCAAAATATCTAGATGGACAAAAAGAAGCGCCTGCCAATCCGGCTGAACGGAATTTTATTCGTGAGATATTTGGGTTGATGCTTGATGATCTGAGGTCCGATCCAAAATACAAAGATCTCACGATGGCCGATTTGCAAGCAGTCTTGTGGTATGCAGAAAAGCGACTTTACGAAACTGCAAAAGTAAATACAGATCAGAAGAATCTTGACGATTCTGATGCTGATGGCTATGAAGATGACGAAGCTCCTGATTATGCAAACGCCGCAATTGGTGTTGCCAGAAAACAAGGTGTCTCCGAGGAGAGAATAAATCAAATACTGGAAAAGGTAAAAAATGAACGCGCAACAATTGCACAATCTGAAGTTGAGGGACGGGGTCAAGATCAACCCGAACAGCAAAAACTTGCTGGGGGATTTGTTGGCAGAGAAAAGCAAAAATTCCAGCAATACATTGCCGTCACAACAACTCGACGAAATCGGACGGGTAATGAAAAGGCACTCTGGTCTTACCAGACAAAAGGCGGAATCAATAGCCGAAACGCAGGGATTTTAAAGCCTAGGGGCAAAAAGAAACTTGGGATAAAGTATGTATCTGAGCTAAATCCCGGTCGGAAACTCTCGACTATTTTCAGGGGGAATAATCTCCCAGTTGTTAAATTCCTAGAGATTGATTCATCCGACGCCGCTTCAGCAATAAAATTTGCAGACACAATCCAAAAAAGCAAAGATGCGTCACCACACGGTGCTGCTGTTTATGTTTACCCACCAGAAGAATATCAAGGAATGAAACTATTCCTTTCTGATTCTGGCAAATCAGGGTTTGCAGTAAAACCTGATGGAGATATTGTTTCAGTCTTCTCCATGGAAAAAGGAAGCGGCAGAAGTATTATGGAGGCAGCCATCGCCGCTGGGGGAAAAAAGCTAGATGCGTTCGATACTGTCCTCCCAGAATTTTATGGCACGCATGGATTTGTGGAGGCATCAAGAATGCGTTGGGATGATGAATTTGCCCCGCCGGGGTGGGACAAAGAAGCATTCAAAGAATTCAATAATGGAGAACCTGACGTAGTGATGATGGTGCTCGATTTAAAATCCCAAAAAGAATATACACCAAAAACCGACATTTATGCCGAAGATTATGATAAAGCACTTCAAATGCAAAATGATCTCCTAGGACAAGTCGAAAGAAAAAGTGCGCCGCAGAAAAAAGCCATTAAAAGGTCAAAAGCATCAGGCAACGCATCATCCATAGACAGAGCATCAAAACTAAAATAACCGAATGCCACGCAAACTTGAGAAACCACCTGACGTCGATCCTCCACCGGAGTGGTTCGACGAAGTCCGCAAGAGGTCCGAAGAAATGGGTGTCACCCACAAATGCATCGAAGTGTGTGCTCCTCGCACCGCTGCGACTGCGCTGTGGATGAAGGCGCAGGGAGTCAGCAACAAGCAGATCTCGAAGCGCACAGGACTGAGCTACGGTGCCATCAACGGACTGTCATGGCGGCACGCCGACACGCTTGAAACAAAGCGGAAGGAATTCTCGCAGAAGTATGCCATTGCCGCCCAGACGTTTACCGACCTGCTCTTCGACAAGGCCGAGCAGTTGGCTGAGAATCCTGACCAACTGGTCAACATCTCGCCAGACAAGCTGGCGCTCACGGTGGGCATCATGACCGACAAAGCAGCACAGCTCTCAGGCATGGCAGGGGTCGTTATTGAACACCGCAAGGGAGCG